TTCTTCGATAAAATCACTTAGGTCTTCTCCAAGTAATTTTATTAACTGTTTTGCATTCTTCCTTGCTTCCTTTTCATTTTTATAGATTGCAAGTTCTTGTCCATCTACATAAACTTTAAATTTATTAGATTTTTTTGCGATAACGATAGGTACTTTCTTTCCTTTTGCACCTTTTTCCATATAGGAATCAATCTCTTCCTCTCCACGAGGAAGTTTGAATTTTTTCACTTCATCTAATGACTGAACTAATTCTTTAAATTTCTTCATTTGCTGGTTGTTCCTGTTTGTTTAACCAATCTAATTGAACATCCAATCTTTTACCTTCTATAGCATCTTTTTGTTTATCTACCATAGCAGTGTTAAATGCATTAGACGCTGCAACATTGTCACCAGTCTCAAGTGAATTAATTATATTTTTAACATCTTCTCTTGCCATAATTTATTTCCTCTTACATGTCAAAGGAGTCCTCTCCTTCCCCATCGTTTTCTTTTTCTACCTCGATTTGTTTATCAATTATTTCTATCTCTTCTTCGGATTGTCTAAGAATGTTCTTTCTAATCCATTGTTGAGAATAGTATTTACCAACAAATTCATCTAAGTCTCTTAATGTAGTAGCTCGTTCTCTTTGTATTTCTGCATCTTTCAGTTCAACAAAGTGAGAATCTTTTTGATAATCAAATCTAACATTCTCTTTTTCCGATTCCCATTCCTCAATTGGTAAAATACCTTTTAATACCAGTTGAGTTTTGAGTATATCGACAAACATACTACTAAACTTCATTCTGAGTCTATCTACGAAACGAGAGAATTTAACCTCATCTCTTGATATCTCAGTTGACCTACCTAATGAGAAACCACTTTCAGTTTCCAACCTAGAGATAGGTACATTTAAACTTCGGAACAGTTTTCTTTGGAAGTATATAATATCTTCTATTTCACCTAGATTTTGTCCGCCAGGTAAGGTGGTAATCTCTGTTCCTCTTCCACCTTCTCTTCTTGGTAACCAGAAATCTTCCAACATACTCATATGTTTTCTATCATCTCTGACTTCACCTGTATCTGCATTGTAGACTAGTTTATTTTTGTATCTAGTCATAGTATCTGCAAGATACTGTTCTGCTTTTGCTTTCGGAAGGTTACCTACATCTATATAGAAAATCCTTCTTTCTGGTGCTCTTGATATCCTATAGATAACAAGTGCATCTTCCATCATTCTTAATTGGTTAGCAGACTTTAGTCCTTTGTGCATGTAACCAATGATGTTCCTTCTGTTTGCATCCATCATTCCAGATGTAGTATAAACTATTGCATCTGGTGATATCTGCAAGGTCTGACCACCTTGACCAAGTGTAGTATTCTTTTCGAAACCACCTTGATTATAAGTATAGAACTCTTTTACTTTATGTATAACTTCTATACCATTCTTATCTTTCTTTTTTTCGACTTCCCTAATCTTTTTAATTTGAATAGGGTCTATCATTCTTAACCCAACAACCCCTTTTTTAGGATTCTTTGGGTCAACCAGTAAATGGAAATACATTCTACCATCTACATACCACTTTCTGAATATATCAGAAGAGGTCTGGTTGAATCTCAGAAGTCGTAAGACTTCTGAAAATTCTTCCCTTATTTTGGATTTAATTGAATCTGAAAATTTAGTATTATCCAAGTTGATACCAACTTGTGCATCTAAATCATTCGAAGAAATTGCTTCTTGAACTATATCATCAATTGCCATATCAACTTCTGGTATCAATGACATCTGTCGATATCTTACGATTAAATCTTGTTCAGATTTAACCCCACCTTCCATGTCTAGGAATGTCCCTTGAGCCATTCCCCCACCTATTGAATAACCACCTTGCCCAACTTCTACAACCTGAGCTCCATCATCATTAATAGGTGCAACAAAGGTAGGTGCTTTATCCTCGTCGCTTTTCCTCTTTATTTCAAATCCAAATATTTCCATAATATATATTTATAACACTAAGAGAGAGAACTCTATTAAAGAGTTCTTTCCCAGTGTGAATAACTGAATGTTATATCAAAAGTCTGTAACTCATCAGCAGTATCGTAACTTAAGTCGATTTGTGCTAATGTCTGAGGATACATGTTAAACAACTCGTAAGTTGCTATAACACTGTCATCTCTGTTTAATTGAGATACAGTTGCTCTTGAAACTAGATAGTCTAAATCGGTTGCACCTACTCCACTATCTAATTGCTGAATGCTTTCCATCCAATTTTCGACTGCTGTTCTAGCAGTAAAGTTTATATCGTTGATTACAGTTATTGTCCAATCTTCGAAAGTTCTATCCCCAGCAATCTTTAGTTTATGTCCTCTAAAAGGAACTTCAACTACTGGAAGGGTTGAGCCTGGAATCGCTGCAGTTTTGCACATAAATTCTATGTTCTCACCCATTTGAGGAATAAACACTTTAAATCTGTTGGAACGAACTCCACCAGCAATCAACTGACTTTTAAATTCATCTATAGTTGCCATGATTTACTCCTTAATTTCCATACTGGGTATTAGTAGCACCATATACTTCTTCGAACTCAACACCAGACCTAGCTGCAACAAAGTTTAGTGTGATGAAGTTGATACTTCTATTAGGTTTAACGAATATAGAAGCTTGGAATTGATTTGCATCCACCACTGATTGTGGGTTATTTGTGTCATCACAAACAACTTGGAAGTCTATCACACCTCTTCTACCTTTTACTTGTCTTAAGAAAGGTTCAATCGTTGCTCTAAATTGAGCTCTTGTAAATGCATCGTTAAATTCGAATAATTGGAATTTAGCTGCAGTACTGATTGCTTTCTCCATAACTATGAATAACCTTCTAACATTGATTCTGTCAAATGCACTTGCACTTGAAAGTAAAGTTTTGTCTCCAAAGAGTACAGTCCCATTGCCTGGGAATGTTACTACTGGATTAACTCTCTTCTTATATAGTGCATCTCTTTCAGCTTGATTAGGATTGAAAGACAACTTAGTAATTCCTAAGAATTGTCCTCTATTTAATCCTGCTGGTGAGAACCACGCATCTCTAGTCATATCAGTTCTTGCCATAATACCAGCAGTATGTGAACATGCTGGGACATAACAATATGCATCATTGTACTTATCGTACTGATAACACCATGAACTGTCTAAAGTTGCATAAGAACTTGAGGTTAATGTTTCTGCAAACGAGACAATATCTGCACTTGAAGTTGCATTATTGACACAATCTTGTTTTCTTGGTGAAATGATTGCCATGCAATCTTTTCTTGCATCTGCAATTGCAATCAATTGATTTGCTTGAGTGGTTGCTTCTGCTAATGTTGAAACATCATTGTTTGAACCATCATCACCATTAAGTGGCCCTGCAATTAGGAAGTCTACATCTTGTGTCTCCCCATCACCAAGATATGTTGAATATCCTGCTTGTTTTTGACCAGAAGTTAAATTACTTCCTTCTGTACCATTAGTAAATGATTCGGTGATTGGTAATGCATGTGTATCAAAGGCTGCACCTGCAGCTGCAAATGTATTACCAGATTCATTCATATTTGAATTGTGTTTTGTCCAGAAAATGTAGTTAGAGTTAAATCTGATTTTATCAACATAGTAGTTAGATGAACCTTCTGAATCTTTACCATTTGATGCCATTGAAAGACCTTCAAATACTTCTAAGATTTCTCCAACGATTCCTGTTATAGAACCATCTTCATCTACTACAATAACATGAATTTCATCTAATGAACTAGAATTAGCAATTGCATCTGGACTTGAGCCAGGAGCTTTTGTAAAACTAGATGCATATTCCCATTCACGAGCAATGTTAGAACTATTTGCTGGTGCAGTCTGTAAACCAGATGTACCATCAGATTCTAATGCAAATGTTATTGTATTTGAGGATATACCAGATATTTTATATCTATCAGTGTGATTTGCAAAAGTGATTATATCACCAACAACAAAAGCAGCACCAGATGCAACATCTAAAGTTGTATTACCAACAGCTATTGAACTGTCGGAAACAGTAGATGCAGCCCATTGTGAAAATGCATTTGCACTTGCACAAACAGATACTTTTAAACTATTACCTAAACTTCCTACGCATCTTGCAGTCCAATGACCAGCACTAGCTGCAGCAGAACCACTATGATAATTACTCTCATAGTAGTGTGTAGCATTTTTAACTAGTAGTCCAGCTGTTCCAGTTGTTGCATTTAACATTCCTGTTCCTAATGCTCTAACCACCTTTAAGTTATTTCCATATCTTAAAAAGTTTGCAGCTGAATAGAAGTGTTCTTTTTTCATGGTTTCTTTAAGGTAAGTGTCATCACCTTTAGGTTCACCAAAAACACTAACTAATTGTTTTTCAGAGGTTATAGTTCTAACTTCATCAACTGGGCCCCAACTAAACATCCCAACATAACCACCAATAGATGATGATACTGCTGGAACAACATTGGTCACATCGATTTCTCTGACTTGAACGCCAGGACTTACTTGAAATGCCATTTTAGTTTTCTCCCATAAAAAGTTTATTTCCTAAACAAACCTGTTTTTTTGATTTGTCCATAGTATTTAGTATTTCTTTGATTTTAAAAAGTTCCATAATCAGAATCTTCCTTCTCCTGTACTGTCCATGTGTCTCCACCTTCTGTAAAAGTTTCTTGTCTAGTGTAAGTATTTCCATCCATAATACCTATTGGAACTATGTCTTGTTCTATTTCTTTCTGTTTTTCTGCATATAACATGGATTTTAAGTCTGCATTTGATAGGTCTTTAAACATTGGAGTTGCAACAAACCATGCAAATAGTACACAATTCATGACCATATCATCATGACATCCACCATCTGCTTGCCATGATTGTCCTTTTGATACGAAAGTTGCAAACTCTTGAATAGTATCTGTATCTCTTATATAGAGTTTTTTCTCTTCCATTATTTCTTTTAAAGCTGCACATCCTTGTGCTTTGACCTTCTTGGTCATTCTCACTCCTACTCCATCTGCCTTGATTGCACTTGTTAAAAACATATTTTCATATTCTAATTCGTAATAAAGTTCTCTACAAACCATTGTACCTTGATTATTATTCTCTACAATAATAAGTGCATCATTATATAACTTACCATATTTTGAACATATATCTGGTAATAACATAGGAGATATTAAATTATCTCTAAATGTTGCAACTTGTTCAAACATATTACCATCATGTATATCAAATATAGTATATGTAGAATAGTCCATACCCTTACCTTCTGCAACATCTACAGTCATTATATACTCATGATGTGGTTTAGGTTTCTTATATACTCTTACTTGACCATACAATTCAGTAGGATTTTCAGATACTAATCCTAAAATAATATTAGAT